CTGTATTTAAAATTTATGAAACTGCATTAACTGCAGAAGAAATAGAAAGAAATTACAACATGTATAAAAAAAGATTTGATATATAATGTATACAGGACCACATAATAAACAAGCTAATTTATCTTTTGGAATGGATCTAGGTACTCCTGGTTCTTTGGCTGGGTTTAATACTAAAAGTAGATTTTTTAAAGGACGGCCTACGACTAATTACGGTCACTCTACTTTTGGTGATTGGAATACAGAAGGATCAGCACAGAGAATTGCAACAGGAAATTACTTTAGAGGGCAACCTACATATAACTGTAGAAGCACAGTAGGAGAAAGCTGGAGAGGTATTGATTCAACTTTTAACGGTTTACGAACAGCAGCAGGCTCTTCAGGTACTGTAACTATGAGCTGTTTTGTTAGAAATAACCACGGCACATCATACCCTATGTATGCTTATATAGGTCATGATTTTAGTAGTACTAGAACTATTGCAGCAAATAGCGATTGGCAACTCGTTCAGTGGACTGTTAATCAATCCAGTATGAATAATGATTATGTAGAATTTAGACCATATACTAATGATGCTGATAGATATTTAGAAATGACTATGCCTATGGTTGAAGTAAACGTATTTGGTGCTTCTCAATTTTTAAGTGGAAGTAGAGGTAATACTGATTCAATTCTTCCATTAGTAGGTAATGCTACAATCGCTGCTAATAATTTTTCATATGCAGTTGTATCAGGAGGTACTTCACTTGCATTTCCGGAATTTGACGGTACAGATGATCAAGTAATAGTAAATAATGTTGGGATAGATAATTATTCAGAAGCTTTTTCTTACGAGTGCGTTTTTAAAGCTGAAGGGACTTGGGCTAATAGTTATATTAGTAACATAGTAGGTATAAACGGTAGCTACTCAGGTCATTATGGTTTAGGTAAATCAGGTACTAGCACAGTTCAATTTGTTATTAGAGATGCTAATTATCATGCAATATCAGGAACAGTTTCAGATGTTTCTACTTATCATCATTTAGTAGGTGTTTGGGATCAAAGTAATAGTGAAATGAGATTATATATAGATGGTGAATTAGCAAATAATGCTACCTCTATTACAAAAACAGGTTCACCAGATTCTAATGACATAAGAATTGGTGGAAGAGCAGCATTTGGAGGAGACAACGGTTCTTACTACGATGGAATTATACCGGTAGTAAAGTACTATAAAACTGCTTTAACATCAGAAGAAGTAAAAACAAATTTCTTATCTTATAGTAGGAGATTTAATATTTAATTCTTATATTTATAATAAAATATTATGGCAATACAGCTAAAAGGTACACTTAATACAGTTTTCGGAGCTACTTCTGAATCTTATCTAAGGATAGAATATGTAAAATTTAAACCATGGGAAGGTACTATAGAATACAATCCTATACTTTATAAGACTCCATTAGACGCTGAAATGTCGAGAATACAGTTTTATGGAGATATTCCGCCTGAAAGAACTTTTCCATGTCCATTTATAAGTATGAGCTTTGTATCAGGCAGCGCTGAAGAATCAGGAAGCATAGATACAGAAATTACCTTTGATGATATTATACAAATTCCTTTATCAGGAGCACTTCAAGAAGTCACGGTTAACCATTATTCCAATATAGTACATTCTATGAGTGTAGAAGTTACTGATTTTGATGAAGACGGAAATGAAATTATCACAGAAGACTTAATGTACTGGAATGAATACGGTATAGGTAGTCAATCTTTAGAAACGCGTAATCCTGTTGATTTATCTAGAACAGGTAGTTTATTAGAACAATGTTATGATCATTTCAAAGTAATATTAGCAGAACAAATACCAGCTGAAAATATTTTAGATATTTAAATTTTAAATTAGGTTATATGCAAGTTAAATGGGTTTACGAGAACGTAACCGGTTTTGATACTTTCTACAGTAGGTTCAATCTTACCTTATTAATTACTTCTACATGCTTATGGAAAAAATATCACCCAGAACATAAACTTATCTTATATGTTGATAGATTAACATTTGTTAAATTATCAAATTTAGATATAATGTACCTTTGGGATGAGATAAAACCTTTAATTTACAACGATAAAATCAATCGAGAAAAATTATGGGCAGGATGTAAATCTAAAATAGTATCGCAAGCAGAAGAACCATTTTTAATGTTAGACCATGACTTTTTAATTTTTACTAACATAGATAGTTATTTAAAAGATACTGTGCTTTATACTTACGATGAATCTACAAAAGAAAGTTATATAGGTCAAAATGAACCGACTGTACTAGCACTTACTCAACCTTTAAACTTTACTCAAGATCTTGCTGCTAATGTAAGCTTGCTTTATATGCCTGATAAAGCCTTTGCCAATGAATACGGAAAAAGAGTTATAAAGAACCATATAGAATTTACTGAAGCACTAGGTAGTAACATTCATTCAGGGTATCTAACGCTATCTGAACAATATATGCTGAAAGAAATGTTAGTAGAGAATAATATTAAACATAAAACTTTAAGTCAAAATATCTTTTGTAATATCAAAGGTAAATATTTAGATAAAATTAATGATAGAGGAATTTGGAATATTAAAGAAGTATTCCGATATTATAAACATTATGGAGTAGATAAGAGACACGTTTTTGATAATAATAAAGGATATGATTATGATGAGACTATAAACTACTTATACAGATGTATAAATTCATCAAAGCTTATCGATATAGATTATTTACACAATAAATTAGTTAAAAATATTGTTAATAGATGAAAAATTTAGGAGTTGATATAATATACGTACTTAACCGTTCTAAAGACTATCAGAGAAAAGAAGCTGTCGTAAAAGAATTAAGTGGTATAGAAGGTTTAAATTTTGAATTTATAACAGCTGTTACCGGTGATACTTTAAATGACATTGATAGTTTAATTAAAGATAAAAAATTATTTCCAGTTTTTACAGATCCTAGAGGTTTATTAACTAAAAATATAATAGCTACTGCATTTACTCATAATAAAGCTGTCAATACTTTTATAAAATCTGATTACGAAACTTGTTTAATATTAGAAGATGATATTAAATTTACAAATGAATACTGGAAAGACGTATCTTCAGGTAAAATAGATAAAATAATTAATGAAATAAATCAATCTGATTACGATTTAATATATTGGGGTAGATCAAGATATATTGATTATACAGAAATTAGAAATACAGGTCAAGTTTCTGAAAATTTATACAAGACTGAACTTAATACTGACTTCTACGGCGCCCATGCTTATCAATTAAATAAAAGAAGTGCAAAAATAATTGCTGAAAAAACCCTACCGGTAAAATATGCTGCTGATGTAAATTTAGAAACTTTAGATATTAAAATATATTCACCTCTACATTCATATATTAATCAAAACCCAGGACCTTTATCAGGAGCGGCATTTAAAACTTTATTTAGTACTCTTAAAAATTTAGGACACGATGGTATAATATATAGTAGCAGTACTATGGAAGATTACGATAATAATTATGACTCTTATATTAATGGTAAACATATACGTAATGTTAGAGAATGTAAAATTTTTAGGGATATTCCAATAGATAAGGTAGAGTTTAAACCTAGAAAGCTACAAAATGGACAAGTAGTACAAAATTGGGCTACTATATATTTAAAAAAAACTTGATATAAGTTGGATCCAAAGATATTTATTACTATATTAATATATTAATCGATTAAATTTAAAATTTTAAAATTATGGCAAATCAAAAGTTAACTCAAAAAGAGCTTGACAAGTTACAGGAACTGCAGAATAAAAATGCTGCATTGGTTCAAGAGTTAGGTACAATTACTCTAACAGAGATTAATCTCAACGAGAGAAGAGAAAAAGCTGAGGACTTCCTAGTAGAGCTCAAGCAATCTGAGGTAGATTTAGTAAAAGAACTCGAAGACAAGTATGGAGTCGGTTCTATTGATCTACAAGCTGGGGAATTTATACCAGCACCTAAAGAGGAAGAAGCATCGACTGAGGTTGTAGAAGAAGAAAAATAAAAAACTTTTACATAGTTCATGTTAAGGAGGGTTTTACATCCTCCTTTCCTATTTATTATAGAGAAGTAAAACTTTTTATACTATACTGTTTTACATTCCTGAATGATATTTATAATAAAATTTAAATAAAATAGACCAACATGGCAGAAACTATCATCTCACCAGGTGTATTTGCAAGAGAAAATGATATTTCTTTTATCAATCCTGCTCCAGTAGAGGCCGGTGCAGCAATCATCGGACCAACAGTAAAAGGACCAGTTGAAGAACCAACTATCGTTACTTCATATAATCAGTACGTTAGAATGTTCGGAGAAACATTTACTTCAGGTTCAACTAAACAAGAATTCTTAACTTCAGTAGGGGTAAAAAATTATTTCCAACAAGGCGGAGGTTCTGTTTTAGTAACTAGAGTAGTTACAGGATCATTTACATCTGCAACATCAACACACGTATCATCTTCAAAGAACTTATCAGTACAACCTTTTGTACTTAAGACTTTAGGAAAAGGAGCAATTTTTAACGGATCAACAGGATTATCATCAGCAGGAGCTGAAATCACAAATAGTGGTGGAGTACTTCAATCAGGTTCGGCTGACAATATCAGATGGGAAATTCAAAATATAGACAATAAAAAAGGTACTTTTACTTTATTGGTAAGAAGAGGAGATGATAGCCACAATAATAAAGTAGTATTAGAGACTTTTAATAATTGTTCATTAGACCCTGAGTCATCAAATTATATTGAAGCTAAAATTGGTACTCAATATAAATCAAAAGCAACAGATGGAAGTAAAACATATGTTAAAACCTTTGGTGAGTATGTAAATAAATCTAACTACATCTATGTATCAGCAGTAAATTCTCAAACTACTGGATATCTTAAAAATGATGGAACTACTGTAAACAGTTTTGCAGGAGGTGCTTCTTATTCAGGATCTCTACCAATAGCAGAGAGTGGTTCTTTCCACGGTGCTACAGGTATTAATGCAGTAGCTGGTGCTAACTACGGAACAGCAATTTCAAATACTAATTCTCAAGGTATGACATCAGGTTGTTATACTGATGCAGTTTCAATATTAAATAATAAAGACGAGTATATATTCAATATCTTATCTACACCAGGTTTAATTTACGAATTTGCAGATCAAGCTGGAGTTTTAAATAATGTAATTACTTTAGCTGAATCTAGAGGAGATTGTATTGCAGTAGTAGATTTAGATGGTCACGGATCAACTGTTAATAATATTACAGGAACAGCAACTTCATTAAATAGTTCATATGCAGCTTCTTACTGGCCATGGGTACAAGTAAGAATGGCAACAGGAAGAAATTCTTTCGTTCCTGCATCATGTGTTATTCCTGGAGTATATGCATTTACTGATAATAGTACTGCACCTTGGTTTGCACCTGCAGGATTAGTAAGAGGAGGAGTAGTTGGAGTAATTCAGGCAGAGCAAAAATTAACAAGAGGTCAAAGAGACCTTTTATATGATGGAAAAGTTAACCCAATTGCTACATTCCCTGGACAAGGTATTGCAGTATTTGGTCAAAAGACATTACAAACTAAAGCAAGTGCTTTAGATAGAGTAAACGTAAGAAGACTGTTAATCGAACTTAAGAAGTTCTTAGGTGATCAAGCTAGAAACTTAGTATTTGAACAAAATACTGTAGCAACTAGAAACAGATTCTTATCAGTAGTTAATCCTTACTTAGAATCAGTAGTACAAAGACAAGGTCTTTATACGTTCAGAGTAGTGATGGACGACACGAACAACACAGCAGATGTTGTAGATAGAAATCAATTAGTAGGACAAATATTTATTCAGCCAGCTAAAACTGCAGAATTTATAGTACTTGACTTTACAGTTGAGCCTACTGGTGCAACATTTAATGGATAAATTTTAATTAACGATATTTATAATAAAGTAAATACAACATGGCAGTATTAGATCCAAACGAAATAATGTTTAAAGCCTTTGAACCAAAGGTACAAAACAGATTTGTGATGCTTATCGATAATATTCCTTCCTTTATGGTAAAGAATGTGAAAGCTCCTACCTTCACCGATAACGTCATTAAATTAGATCATATCAATTCATATAGAAAAATTAGAGGAAAAAGAGAATGGGATGATATGACCATGACTCTTTACGATCCAGTAACTCCTTCAGGAGCTCAAGCTGTAATGGAATGGGCAAGACAAGGATATGAATCTGTAACAGGTAGAGCTGGATATTCAGATTTTTATAAAAAGGATCTAACTTTAAA